CCCTGCGCTCATGTGAGGAAATCCCCTTTGGAGGTATCGTGAGGAATCAATCTGGCCCAGCGCCGGAACGAAAGACGATCATGTCTACGTTCAGGGATCGGACTGCGATCGCCGTCGATTTCCTACACACAGGTAAGAAGTTAGACTCCGTCGGACGGCGCCTCAAGAAGAAACGCGGCGACCGAACTTTGCCGATCAATCACAACGATTCAGGCGGCGCTGATCTAACGAAGTCGTCACGAAAGGCCGACCTCGCGTTTCAGCAGGCCATGCGGCGCGCGATCGCACAAGGACTTGAACATCCGCCCATGATTGGTGTTTTCAAAGATACCCGGCCGCTAAATGCGCCGCGGCTGTTCGATCCAGTTCCCCACTCTTCCGGATGCACTTCGCCGGCCCTGGAATGCGCGGAATTGATGGCGCGCAACGATTAACTGGACGGCGGTGCTGAAAGACAGCGATCGCCCACGTGCCCTTGCGCATGCGGCCTGCCAACCGATCGCAAACGAAGTCACATCGGCTGCTGAATCGCCCGCTCTTGCGCGCGATGGCAATATCGAGAATTAACCGCTTAAACAAGGGATCATAGGGTTCACATGGCCAATCAATCTATTGTAGACCAACACGAAAGCGACCTGCCTCGGTCAACCGTTTCCGTCGTTCACAAACCCCAACTGCGATGTCCCGAAGACGACGTACGCGTATTCGGGCGCCTGAAACGCGCTATTCGCAAAGCCGAACGCCGGTCGGGCGACGGCAGCGAAATCGGCGGAACCGGTGCAACCATCCTGCGCTTCCTTGCTGTGCCACTGGTGCGACTGATCGAAAAGAAACGCATTGGCACCGAGGAGGTCCGCGCAGCCGACGATATAGCGATGGCGTTTCACGCCCAGGCCGGTGCGCTGATGATCAAGTCGCCATCGCTTGAGAAGCGCGACGCCACCTATCATGGCCGCGAGCCGGCTTGGATCATCGACGCGGTATCGCGCTACAAACGATGGGCACGCCATTGGTCGCAACGCGCGCGACAGGGCGATCGCACGCTCGAAATCGTGATCGCCGCCGTAATCGACGAGCGGGCATTTCACACCATTGAGACAGACGTCAGCATCCGCCACGGTATGGCCACGCGGGTTGTGATCGCAGCGTTGCGCGACTACGCGGCCCGCGCCGGTTGGACCGACCGCAACACCGGCGAAGCCTGGATCACGGAAGCTGAAGCGATCTTTGTACTCCGCCGGCAACCGGACATTTGATCGGCGCGACTATAGCGGTCGCCGTGAAGTATTATCTCTTTGCCACTGGCATATATTAGAACACGTTTCTATTAGATTGGCCCGCCGTTGTCATTGCCCGGCTTGGTCGGGCAATGACAACTCAGTGAATGTTAACCTGATTGGCAAACGCTCTAATGAGGTTTTTATTTTTTTTGCATTTTGAGCTTGACAGCGGGGCGAATATATGAGACTAATAATCCAGCGTGACGAGTTGCGCCCGAGCGAAATTTTCTCGGGCGTTTTGTTTTTTGGACACTGTTCGTCGGTCGTTTTTCTGTCGAAATTCTTTGAGGTTAATCAGCTTACAACATGAAGCGATCAAACGAATCGATACCATTAATCATTTGGTTTCATATTGTTAACGAAGGTATTCCGATCCGTTAATCATGGCTGTTTCGTCTTCGCGAGCCCCCTGTATGCACCTGGAGACAGCACGGACGCGCGTTCATCCGTCGTGATGCGCGCAGGTCCTGGCGCACCCCGACCTCCAGCCTTGCAGACGCACACGTGGCTCGCGATCGGCGCTGCCGGTCCGTGCGCGATTTTTTATGCGCAGCGTGCACCGGCGGCGCCGACGAATTCGGCGCGTCGGCGTCGTTTCACGTTTTTGATTTGACCGCAGATATTCGATCGCAGGAGAAAGACATGACGCAGACCGCCGCAATAAGGCTTCTCAATGCTGTCACAACGACTGGCGATGGGCCGGTGTTCAATCTGGAATTTCCGCAACTGGCCGCAGCGGTGCAGGCGGAAATCGCGGGCGCGCCAACTCAGGCCGTGATCAACGTGATGGCCTTGCTCGACGGCGCTACCTGGGACACGCTGTGCGTGCTCGATACCAGCCAGGGTTATATCAGCGGAGAGATTTCGCCCATCGCTTTTCCGGCGCCGATTCGTCAGATCAAGGGCAATATCGGTGTGCTCGCCGGCGGCACCAATCCATCGGTCTCCCTCTACTTCACTACAAGAGGATGATGGGCTGCGGGAGCCAAGGATCACGCGTCGAAGCCACAGCTGTGCGTCTTTTATCCCGAACCTCTGACGTCGACCTTCCAATTCCTGATTTTTGACTTCTGATCCGCGGAGCCTGACATGACGACTATCGTTCCGACCTTTTCCAAAATTCGCGGCCCCGCCGGCGGCGTTGACGCCATCGTGGCCAACTGGACCCCGCTTGCGGCTGCCGGCGACATTGGCCAGGCGCTGCAGCGCACCGATCTGGCGGATCGTTCGGTGCAGATCACCGGTACCTTCGCGGCCTCGACCATCGTGCTCGAAGGCTCGAACGACGGAACCAACTATTTCACCTTGTCGAACCCCGCCGGTGCCGCCCTGTCGTTCACAGCGGCAGGCCTGATGCAAGTCAACCAACCGACCGCTTGGGTGCGTCCGCGGGTCACCGTCGGCAGCGGGGCCAGCCTGACGGTGACGCTGACGGCTCGAAGATCGCTCAGATAGACGAGGATACCGGCGCCGCGAACGAATACCGTAAGACACACGACTCGCTATGCCCGTTTTGAAAAACCCCCGACATGAGCGATTTGCACAAGCAATGGTACGTGCTGCCGATGCTGCTGCCGCGTACCGGAGCGCCGGCTATGACTCCAAGCGTGTTGCCGCCAAGACGGGAGCGTCACGGTTGCTTCGAAATGCCGCCGTAACAGCTCGCATCGCCGAGTTGCGAACAACGTCTGTGGCCCCCATCACCATCGCAGATGTGACGACCACCAACACCATCAACGAGTTTGAGCAGGCACGGCAGCTCGCAATCGAGAAAGGGCAGGCATCCGCCGCCGTGACCGCAACCATGGCGAAGGCCAAGCTCGCGGGCTTATTCGCGGAGAAGCCAGAGGGCAAGGCTGCTCCGCCACCGAAGTTCGACGGCAACTATGCCGAAGCTGCCCGCCGCATCACGTTGCTGCTTCGCCTTGCAGCCAACCAGACATCAGAGGGACAGAAGAGTTGACCGACCCTCATGGGGAGATTGCCGACAGCTTGAGAAATGCCACGCCTGAAGAACGAGATGAGGCCGCCACCATCTGGCACGGGACAACTACCCATATCGCCTGGGCGCCCAATCCGGGTCCACAGGCCGATGCCTATGCATGTACAGCCGATGAGCTGTTCTATGGCGGCCAGGCCGGGGGTGGTAAAACCGACCTCGGCCTTGGCCTCGCACTCACAGCGCACAAGCGCTCCCTCATCCTGCGCCGCATCAACAAGGACGCGCTGAAGCTCGTGGAACGGGTCGCAGAAATCGTCGGCCACCGCTCCGGCTATAACGGCCAGCTGCAGCGCTGGAAGCTGGGTGATCGGACAATCGCATTTTCCGGCTGCGAACACGAGGATGACAAGCAGCGCTTCAAAGGCGATCCTTACGATCTCATCTATTACGATGAAGGCACCGATTTTCTCGCCTCGCAGTATCGCTTCATCATCGGATGGAATCGGTCCGCCGATGAGACCCAGCGCTGCCGCGTCGTGGTTGGATCGAATCCACCGACGACCGCCGAAGGACTTTGGGTTATCAGGCACTGGTCGCCCTGGCTCGACCCGATGCACCCGCATCCGGCACGGCCCGGCGAATTGCGCTGGTTCACAACGGGGCCAGACGGCGGGGACATCGAGGTCGCGGGTTGCGGCCCCCATTTGGTCAACGGCGAGCACGTGCTGGCGCGCTCGCGCACCTATATTCCGGCCCGGCTTGTGGACAACCCCGATCTGCGCTGCACCGGCTACGCCGCGGTGCTCGCCGGCTTGCCGGAAGAGCTGCGGCGCGCGTATCGCGACGGCAATTTCGTCGCCGGGCTGAAGGACGACGATTTCCAGGTCATTCCCACGGCGTGGATCGAGGCGGCACAGCGGCGCTGGCGCGCGGACGCCGGACGCGGCATCGCCATGACGGCGATCGGGCTCGATGTGGCCCAGGGCGGAACCGATTTCACCGTGCTCGCCGCCCGGCACGGCGGCTGGTACGCCCCGCTCGTTCGCAAGCCGGGCCAAGAGACACGCGATGGCAGTGCCGTCGCGGCTGCGGTCGTCGCATTGCGGCGCGACCGTTGCGTGGTCGTGGTCGATGTAGATGGCGGCTGGGGTGGCGACACGGTTTCGCGCCTCAAGGATAACGGCATTCCGGTGATCGGCTTCAAGGGCGCGGGCACATCCAATGCAAAAACCCGTGACCGCCAGCTCACCTTTTACAACAAGCGCGCCGAAACCTGGTGGCGCATGCGCGAGGAGCTCGACCCCGGCCAGGACGGTGGCTCAGTGCTCACGCTGCCACCCGATGCTTCCGTGAAGGCGGACTTGGCGGCGCCACGCTGGGAGCTCACCGCACGCGGCATCAAAATCGAAGACAAGAACGAGATCCGCAAACGGCTCGGCCGCTCTCCCGACGAGGGCGATGCCATCGTGATGTGCCTGTCGGAGGGTGCGCGGGCCGCTGCGGCCGAGTTGCGGCGCGAGGCGCGCGCAGAGCGCGCGAATGTGGGCTACCCGCATTTGAAGGAGATGGGGCGATAATCGCCGTGGGCGGTTTCGTCGCCGCCAAATGTGTGGAACACGCAATGCCAGACACGACTACAGGTGCGACAGGCCGGCGGACGCCCCATTCGCCGTGGCCGCTTGAGGAACTGGTGCGGGCGCAATGCATGGCCTGCGAAGGTCACAGCCTCGACACCATCGCAAAAGCGCTCGGCCGCTCCGGCGAAGAGATCCGCCGCAGACTCGATCCGGAGCCGACACCGGCTCGTGCGGAATTCGCAAGTGTCGGATATCGGCATCTCAAATATCGGTGATTGCGAGAGACAGATGCCGGATGTCAAATTCAGATGTCGGATGAGGTCAGAATCGTGTGACCTCTGACATCCGAGCCGCAGCCGGAGGATTTCCATGACCAAAGTAAAGTACGACCGGCTGCTCGTTGCCCTGATCGCAAAGCTGCCCATGGAGATCGCGACATGGCCTCGCGCCGATCGAATCGCGTGGCTGCAGATGATGGCGATGGCCTTCGACGTAGTCTACGGGCCGTGCGGCGGAGTGCGGATCGCGCCGGGGGAAGCACACGAGAGTAAAGTGGATCATACAGCAACCGCTCCACCTCATGCACCGACTGAAGCCATGGCCCCGGGCACGCCGCGACGGTTTTACGTCGATCATGACGGCTTTGCCATGGGCGACGGGAGGCCAGTCGCCATGGAGGACCTGCCGGCGGGCGCAACCCTGTGGGATGAACGCACCGGTGTCGAATGCGGCGACCTTACCGCGATCCTATGGCGGGACATCGGCACCTCGCGTCGAAGCCTGCCGCCGGGCATAACCCTTAAGCCTATATTCGACGCGTCATAGCGGCGCCCAAACCGATGAGAAATCGCGATTACGGAACAGGAGAAGCCCAATTGAGCTCGCTCTTCAAGCCACCGACCATCAATATTCCGCCCCCGCCGGCCCCACCGGCGCCGCTGCCGCCCCCGCCGATGCCGGATCCGTTCAATCCGGCCGCCATGGAAGCCGCGAAGGCCCAGGCTGCGGCGCGAGCAGGCCGTTCGTCTACCATTCTCACCACTGCCGCCAATCGCGGTGTGCAGACGGCGACCGGCGGCGCGAGCGTGCCCTATAGCGGAAGATCATTGGGCAGCGGCTGAGGTTGCCATGAGCCCGCGGGCGAAATCCCGCTTTCCTTCGAAAAACAGGGATGATGGCCGCATGAAAACCCGCGTTCAGGAGCTATTGCAGATCGGCGATCAGCTGTACTCCAAGCGGTTCCCGCTGCTGACACTGTGGCAAAGCTTTGCTGAGAATTTCTATCCGATCCGCGCCGACATGACGCGCACGCGTTACATCTCGGAAGAATTCGCCTCCTATCTCATGACCGGCCGGCCGGTGCTGGCGCATCGCGAGCTTTCCAATGCCCTATCGTCAATCCTGCGGCCGCGCGGAATGCAATGGTTCCAACCCAGAACCGCCATCGATGCGATTAATGAAGACCATGAATGCAAACAATGGCTCGATCGTGCCGGCGCTACTATGCGCCGGGTGATGTACGACCGCGCCTCGCAATTCACCCGCGCCACCAAGGAGGGCGACGCCGACTACATTCTGTTCGGGCAATGCGTGATCGAGCCGAGGCTGAATGCGCGACGCACTGGCATGCTCTATCGCACCTGGCATCTGCGGGATTGCGTATGGGCCGAGAACGCCGATCTGGTCATCGATCAATTTCACCGCTTCACGAAGCGCCGTTAGGTGCAGTGCCAACGAGTGCCAGAAAGGCCCATTTCATCCGTCTTTCTGGCACTCGGCAGTTAATCGAGTGTCGCGCCGTTGGGGCCGGTGCCGGGGCGTTTGGGGCCACGATTGGGGCCAACAGAGCGCCGCGGTGCCCTGCCCATGTTCTGCCATAAAGGTCTTCAAAGACGAATTTGATCTCGCGGATTTTCAAAGAGGGGCGCGGGCTATGAGTGTGAACTATTCTGCCCAGGTATCTCATGGTGGTGAGAATTACGACAGCACTGCCGGCACTGCCGAGACGGACGCCGAGGCCATTGAGAAGGCCAAGGCGTGGGGAATGACGGTTCCTTGTGACAGAGAGAAAACTTCACTCATGATCAAAATAGGCGATAAGCCACCGCAGCGTATTCCTTGGTGGTGACGAAGCGCGGGCCATTAGGAAGCGAATTTGGCACGCGAACCTAAACCACTCCTTCGCTTGTCCATCCTGATCCTCCGCGCCAAGGCTCGGCGACGTTGAAGCCGCAACCGAAGCCGCCAAAGGGGCGGAAGCAGCCGAAAGAGCGATTGATGGCGGTGAGGCGGGGCTAACGCTGCTTCGCTTCCAATCTCGCTAGACGGCTCGCTAGGTTCTTAATCTCCCGCGTAAGCTGATCAATCGCCTTTTTGACGCTGTCTCCGAGTTCTTCGACGGTATTGGCATCGCGAGCTTGGCGGCCATACCTTTCAGCATTTTGAGTGCTCATCTTAAGCTCTGTCTCCGATTTTAAGGCTTCCGCTCAATCACGGTCATAGCGCTAGTTGAAGCAAAGAGCTTTGGCTTCACAAGAACGCCTGTGGATAACTAGCAGGACCCTGAGCGGTTAATGGCCGGTGAGGCGATCTTAGCGGTCTTCCATCCTTTACGGAAATACCGCAGAATGAAGTCGTGGGGGCGCCCTACAGGAGTGCTATGGATGCCGGACAAAGTCTCTCTTCGAGCCATCATTGAGAAACGGCTGGAACATTTCAACATTGAGATATCTGTGATCTCTGATGCGTTGAACTTTGTCGTTCAGTCACCGGCCGAAGTGACCACAAGGTTTCTTCAAGGGGTGGCTCATGACAGTGTGGTCGCCGGGCGCCCCGGGTTCGAGTTGCAGGTGGAAGCTTATCGTAACAATCGAACGCTGCCAGACGTTCGCAGAGAAATGGGCCTCACGTTGTTGGCTGATGCGATTTTGGAGACAAAGGCGACACCGGAGGAGTGTGCCGCCGCCCTACGCGATCTTGGCCAGTTGCCAAACGGATGCGAAGAGGTCGTCAGGTCAATCGCCAATCAGGTGCGCGACATCAAAGATAATTCTTATCCGGGTGAACACATGCCTGTCACCCAAGTAGGTGAACATGTGCATGTCACCCAAATAGCCCTAGCACCTAGGCCTGCGCGCATAGAAGGTCAGCCTCAACTGGAACGCTACGCCCCTCCCGAGCGGCCTCCGCCCTTAGTGGGCGGCATGCCGCTCGCTCCTCCGCCCACAACGGGAGGAGTTGACAGGGCCGTAAGGCAGATGGCATCCCGTTCGCAGTCAAGTAGCCCGGCCGTTGAACCTCCCCGGCAAGGTTATCCGGCGCCGCCTTAGCTCCCTTCGTCGCTCCGCTCAATCACCCTCGCGCCGCACCGGTAGTCGATCCGATCGCGCGGATACAATCGCCGCGCCGTCTCGTATGCGGCACGGCCCACAAGCAGATTGCTCGCACGGGCAATGATTTCGTCGTGGGCATTGGTGCGGACAACTTTGAAGGGAAGGTCGTCTTGCATGGCTGGGGCCTCCGCGAGCGGGAATAAGAACAGATCGCGAACGAAAGTCAAGGGACCGAGCCGAGGTGCGGAGTTGAAGCCTCCTAGGGTCCGCCTCCCCATTGAAATCCGGGCTCTTCGATCAACTCAACCTTGACCGTCCCCGACCGTACGCCCAAGACCGTTTCGCAGGTCATCCACCGTTGCTCTTCCCGCTCCCTTAGCGCCGCTAGGCTCTGGCCCGCAGGGTCGAGGTCGTATTCGATGGTGACGCGGGCTTTCATCTTTTCAGGAACTCCGCTGTTCTAGGCTAGCATATCAGGCTTCGGGCGGAGCGTCGTCTTGGGGAGATGATGCGGGAACAGCCAAAGCATGAAGGTGGGAGGCCGTTAGAAACTGGGTTATTCAATAACCCAGTTAATTCTCCTGTGACGCTGGCCCAGGCCGGCATCGACAAGAACCTCGCTCACCGAGCCCGTACTCTAGCAGCTATGCCCTAGGGCGCCCCCATTCGCCCTTGGCCTCGATTGATTGGTTGGGGGCTGGGCGGAAGCATGTGAAAGCCCCAGGCCCTAAACTCTGCATTATATAATATTTTTCTTGATATCTGCTCAGGGCATCGAAACTCCATCATACATTTTGTGGGGGTTTATTGCACTGTGAAAGTCCCAAAATTGAGTATCCAACTTCTGGCACCTCGGCGCCCGCCAATTCCGCCGATTTTTGGCCCCACCCCACCCGCTAAGCCATTGACACCATTGCGAAATTCACGCGGCGAATTGACTCAGGGCCTAGTGCGCAAAGCGCAAAGGGCGTATTATGCAAGGCGCAGACAAACTCGGGGAGAAACCCATGCAAGCACTTGATCGATACTACTGGACAATCTACCTCGCCCTAGCGTGGTGGGTGACCTCGTTCGGTGCGGCAATCTAATGGACCAAACTGAGGCCATGCGGGAATGGCTGGCCCGATGGTGCTTCGCGATGACGGGGCAACGCCCATGGCTACGCGAGCTATCCCCTCGGGACGTCGCCTTGCTCTTCCGAGCGATCACGACCCAGGTCGATCGTGCAAAAACTTCCGCACAAATGATAAGTGATGCACAAACAAAACAGCGCTGAAACTCCACGACAATCCTTGTGCAGATATCCAGAACGAAATGGAGGCACTATTGCCCAAATCCCGCACCACTAAATTCGATCGGTTCGCCGCGTCAATCGCGAACAAGCTAACACCAGAGCAAGCCATTCGCTTGATCGATATCGCGTGTCCTCTGACGGAGGAGGAGCGCCAGATATCAGACGATGACCTATTGAAGGCCCTGGGGGAGGCAGAGCGATGAAGATCGGCTACGCTCGCGTCTCAACGGACGGACAGACCCTTGACGCCCAATGCGAGGCACTAAGGGCCGCAGGATGCGATAGGGTGATCGCTGAGAAGGTTTCGGGCATCGTGACGGATAGGAGGGGCTTGGCAAAAGCAATCGCTACGCTAGCCCCTGGCGACGTTCTGACGGTCACCAAGCTAGACAGACTAGCTCGCAGTGTCAGGGACCTACTCAACACCCTCCAAGCAATCACTGACAAGGGCGCGGGCTTCAAGGTCTTAGATCAGCCTGCCCTCGACACGACCTCGCCTTACGGGCAACTGCTCTTGAATGTGCTGGGGGCAATCGGCCAATTCGAGCGGGAGCTAATCAAGTCGAGAACATCGGAAGGCAGGACCAGGGCTAAGGCCCTAGGGGTCCGTTTCGGCCGCAAGCCCAAACTCTCAGCCTACCAGATGGCCGAAGCGCGCAAGCGAAGGGAGGCGGGTGAGAGCCTTCAATCGATCGCTCAGTCTTACGCGGTCAGCCATTCGACCATTTCGAGGCTCGCATGAATGCGGCCTTGGCTACGCTGGCCCTGAGAGCCTCAAGGAGGGCGATCGAAGCCGATCTTCGATCGCAGGGCCACAAGCTCTACCGCTACAGCGCTGCGGACCTCCAAAGGCTCGCGAGGGCCTACCTCCAAGATCACCCCGAAGTCTTCGACGACTGCCAGCGCAAGTACGCCAGCATCATAGCTCCAAGGCCCTAAAGGGGCCTTCAGGCTGGGATGCACCCAGCGGGCAAGCCAACCACTGCGAATGGATGGCCTGCCCTAACCACCAAACCAAGAAGGACTTGGTTCAATGGCTGACAATGAGGCTACCATCCCCCTAACCATGCCGGAAGACGAAGCCCGTGCGTTCGCTCAACTGCTTAAGCGCCTGGGCTACGAAGACTGCCGACGCCTCTCCCATCAGAGAACGACCTATGCGGGCCGTGAAGAAAGCTGGGTGATGTGGTCTGCGGTGCAGATGGTTGAACGGCAATTCGCTGAAGCGGGCTTCGCGCCGCGCTAATCGTCAGGGAACTTCCAGCCTTCCGGGGCTGCCTTGACGATATCAGCGATCAGGCGACGGATGGCCCATTCATCACACCGTCCGTCGTCTTCGATTGGAACCGTGAAGGGATAACCGCCCCAAGGCATTTGCCACAGCTCGGCAGTGTTCAACCTGCCCTTCCCTTCAAGGGGCTTACAGCCGTACCCGCGAAGCTTGGCCTCCCACTCTTCGCGGTGAAGGAACCGAACAGAAATCATGCCGCAAGGGCTACATACTGGCGTTGCGTGGGAATGGTCTCGGCAAGTTGTTCCACTTGCACCGGTTCGCCATACAAGTGCGACAGAATAGTTTCAAGGGCAGGCTTTACATCAGCTAGCACGGCCATTGCATCGCTATGCGAAAGCACAAAGCCCGGAACGTCATTGCTCCAAGCCCTAAGCCCGCCATCCTCGCGAGGCTCAAAGGTAACGACGAACTTGGCTGGTAGCCGGGCGTTCATAAGCCAATTCCCAAAGGCTGCCATATGACATGGCATCTGTACGCAACGTAAGCGGAACTTGAGAACGGCGCAAGTAGCGCTTGCCGGCTAGCCCCTCCGCGCCAGAGCGCTAGAAGCGTCGAAATAGCCCGCTCTTGGCGCCAGCAAAGGGCTTGGCCGCCACGTCCGCAGGGAGTTCCGGGGCCTGCGGCTCGAACCTACGGACAAATTTGTTCGGCCTCTCCGGGTCAGGGTCGTAGTGCTCAAACATAATCGGGTCTTGCTTCGCAAGCTCTAAGGCCCTGTCAATGTCTCCTGCCTTGCGCGCTGCGGCGATAAGTTCTTCTTGTCGGGCTTCGCCGACCTCGCGGCGTTTCCTCGCGGCTTCCAAGCGTTCGCCAAAATGACCGTCGGGGTGGAGGTTGGCGACCACGGCCTTCTTAGCCAATTCGAACTGCGTCAGGTGCATGGCGATCTTGACGAGCTTAGCGTCGTACTCGGCTTCGCCCCGAAGGATGGCATAAAGGTATTCGTTGCCGAATTCAAAAATCGGCGTAACCTTCGCTTTGGCGTTTATCTCGTCCAACCGGGCTTGCTGACCTTCGGCAGTTGCTAGATTATATCCCATTTTCCCCTTATCCTAGTTTACACTCCTAACACTCCTAACACTCCTAACACTCCTAAAATTGAAGATAAATAGAATAAGAATACTATAGAATAGAGATCGACCAAAAATTTTAGGTTTTTAGGCGGGTACAGGCGTGTTGGGCGGGTATCATCCTTGCCTTTCTTCCTTGGTTTTTAGCCTCAGCCCGATATACTCTCGGGGATGGTTCGAGGTCGAAGAAAGCGAAGCAAGGCCCGGAACCTTCTTCAGTTTTTTGGTTAGTTTGGAACCGTCAGAGATGCTTCGTAACAGTCCCCCATTCCCCGTCTTGGCGCACCAAAGCTCGAACTTTGTCCACACCTCCCCGCACCGCACCGTGGCGTTTCCATCAACCGCGATCCACTCCCCAACAAACCGCGTGAACGGATCAGCGTTTGCGTCAACCTCCGCCCGCAAAGCAAGCCCTGCCTCGGGTTGAATCAACCGGCCGCGCGCCTTCGCCGCCCGGTAAGCCCTCACTGCCCGCTGGGCAATGCCTGGAAGCTCGGCCCTCAACTTCGCCTTCAGCGTCACATCCTCCCGCCCCAGGAAGCATTGCTCAAACGCTAGCTTCACGAACCTCCCCGGCAACACCCGATCGTTCAGCACCGGAACCTCATTGCTCACGATCCAAAGATGAATTGGCACCATCCCTTCCCAATCTTTGATCCATTTCCGCGCCAGCGTCACCGGGTTCCCCGCAGTCAACTTGAGCATGTGCTCTACGCCCACATGATCCAACCCACCGGGATCGTAACTTGGCCCATACCACTTCCCCGGCTTCAACCGCATATCCTCGAACACGCCCAACCGCTTCCCTATCAGGACTTCGCCCGACGTGTCTTTCGACAACCACTTATTCGCGTCCAAGCTCACATATGCCGACGTGCCGACCAATGCCGACGCGACGCTAGTGATTGTGCTTTTCCCACTCCGCGTTGGGCCAATGAGCATCAGCCCCTTCTCGAAGCCCACGTCCTCAGTCATGGCCAAGCCAAGCTGTTCTTCCACACAAGCGGCGCTCTCAGGATCGTCGGGAAACACCTCCCCAAGGAACCGTTCCCAAGTCGGCGCCCTCGCCTCAGCATCCCACTCGTACCCAACGGCTTGATGTATCCATAGCGCAGATGTTGGCGTGACCTCCTCGCCCGTTAGCAAGTCCACGATCTTGTTCTTGAACGCCATCAACCTTCCAGCCCCAACCCCCGTGTCGAGCCAAATCGGCGGATCAACATCCTCACCAATCGCAAGGCCATCCCGAAGGAACGTCAGTAGATCACGTGTGTCCGTCGTCTTCGGTCTAAACCTGTCATAGCTAACCGTGCCACTGCGTTTATCCAGCGTCACGCCCTTATCCAAAAACTGACTTATCGCAGAGTGCACCTCTGCCCCCGGCCACACCCGATAAATCCTGCCGTCCCACCTCCAAAACTCCCCGTGCCAGTGCACGACCCCCAACCGGCTCCCGGCCCAACAATGCCGCCGAGAAAACGATCTCGCATTGTCCAACGCGGCCTCTCTGTAGATCACTGGTGGGTTAGCGTCTTCATCCGGCCCAGCGTCCGCAAAGTAGGGCAACAGCGACCCCCGACCTTCGGCCTCGACCTCTTGAGGCTCGACCTCCACAGGCTCAACAAAGAGGGCCTCACCCGGAGGCCCCATCTCAACCTGTTCGGGCTCTTCCTCAGCTTCCGGTTGTAGAACAGGGTAAATAAAAACAGGCTCCTCCTTCGGCTTGGCCCTTCGCCACGGCGCCCTATCCCCGACTTCGGCAGCTTCCCGGTAAGGCTCTTCCTCGCCCTCGGGCTCTTCCTCGGGCACAGGCAAAGCCTGCGGCACCCTGTCTTTCTCAGCGTCAGCTATAAGGTCCTCAAGCCAAGCCCGGCGAAGCGACCACTGCGCCGCTAGCCCCCGCCATTCCCTCCGCAAATCCGGGCCGCCCTCAGCGAACGCTTCAAGCCCCTCGATTATCCGTGCCTCAGCCTCGACAGCATCCTTTGGAACAGCCCCAATCATTGCCGGAAGCCTCCCGGATATCTCGGATCGAACCAATCAGCTTCGCGTTCCCTCGCAAGCTCGGCGTTGAACCTCGTCCCGGCCCGGACGTAGGCTTCGGAGTTCATGTAACGCTCCACCGCTTCCGCCTTCTGTTCGCGATAGCGTTCCGCGTCCCGCCGATCCCGGTCAATCTCACTTGTGCGGGTCCGCTCTTGCTTAACGATCGCCAGCGCCGGTCCCTGCGGCAACGCCACCACCTCAGCGCTGGGCTTCGGCTGGTTCATAGCCGCTACCCGTGCCAGCCGCTCCCGCTCTAGCTTCGGATCAGACCTCGGGATGCCTTCCCGTCTGGCCTTATCCAGACGCTCTTTCAGTTTGCTCATATTGCGTCCTCCTATGCTGCCTCCGGTCCTCCACCGTCCTCCTCTTTGATCCGCCAAGCCTGCCCATCTCGCCGAACGCCAAGGCCCCGGCGACCATCCAGGCTCACAGCCCGCGGCAAGGGCAGGGGCACCACCCTCGCGCCAGCCTTCGGCCGAAACTGCACGACCTCGGCACTCATGCCCGACGCCTCTTTGCGTCATTCTGTTTTGCCCACTCGTTCCACTCCTCCCGCTGCCGACGAATGTGCTCGCCCTCCCAAACCATCCGCTCCAAGACGCGGCACTCAAGGTCCCGCCGGCGGGTCAGGATCATGTGCTCCGGTTTCACGCAACGCTCGTGATCGCATCTGCGTCGGAGCACAAAACCATAGGGCACAGGCTCTTCCTCAAAGACCTCCCAAACGACCAATGCCGGGTCCCTTCCGCCGATGGCTTCGCCCTTCCACGACCAATTGTAGCCGTCGTCAACGAATTGCTGACGTAGCTCCTCCTTCGAGATCGCTGGCGGCTTCCACTTTGGCGGCCCCTCTAACGCCTTCACACGTTGGAGAAGTTCTTCGATTGTCGTTTCAAGCTCGCTCATCCCGGCCCCCGATTGTTCGACATAACGTCCCCGCTGCGAGGACGCTCCGGCGGATTTCCAGGGTTTGCAGGCCCGTGCGTCATCACGCTGCCCGAGGGATAAACATCCCTGCCCGCCCCAGGGCCTCCAGGCCCGACGTTTCGAGCGAGGGCATTGCCAAGCGGGCTCTGGCCTCCACGGGAAACAACCCGGTCTTCAAACGGACCTTTGGGCGGGCCTTGGTTGACCGAACCACCACCATAGGAGCCGCGAATTGTCGGCGTCTTCATCTTTGCCATGACTTACCTCCCCGAAACTTCGTTAAGGCCGCGACCACGGCTCTGCCCGTCGCCGCTATCCCTGGCCTGGCCCCGACGGGAGGAGGCTTCGTGAGGGTTGAGCCAAAACGTCGGACGCTCGTCTACGAAACGGGTTTCTTTCGCGAGACAATTGGAGCCTAAACCCCCTCCGGGACCACCATTGGTGTTCGTGTTCGATACCTTGCCTAGATTTGCCATAACCTTTCTCCTCTCAGTTTTCGTCGCCGTAGCTCTCAGCGACGCCATCGCCATTGTGTTGCCCGCCGCAGAAAAAGACCTCGGTGCAACACCTAGTCGGGACAGTGCTAGCCTCAACCTGCGAAGCCAGCGGATAACGCCACCCATCTGCATAGTCTGGGCGTAGCCGTTTGTTGATCCGGGCCTGCGGCGAACGTGAGCCCTCTGCGAATTTGACTGTTGCCATTTACCCAATCCTTTTCTTAAGGCCGAAGCCGATGTCTTGATACACGGGTTCGTATTTGCGGTTGGTTCCATTTCCGAGGTTGGTTGTGTCATAGCCCAAATCCTTCCGGTATCGGCCTTCGGGTTGAAGGCGGAAGTCGGGGTTAGGGCTCTCTGCCGGGGAGGCGGACTTCCAAAAATCCGCCTGCTTTGCAGTGTGGTTGTTCATCACCTAACGTCCTTTCCTCTTGCCTTTGACCGTTGGTTTAAGGGCAGCGCCAAGCACACTCGGCACCACCGCTTTCGTTTGTGCCGCCACCTTCGCCAGATTGGACGCCTTCGAGGGTTTGGTTTTCTTTGCCATCACCATGCCTTTCTACGTGCTGCGAGCTGCGCCAAATCCCGAAGGCCATCGGCCTGAAGCGCGAGCGCTTTCTCAGCGTCGCTCAGCCCATGGTACTTGGCCTTAAACCAGACATGTCCGCAGCGCCGAACCCCGTCCCGGTCCCTGAGTTCACCACTGGTGCAGAGGAAACGGTCCACAAGCTCTTTGGCCTGCCCGCCACAGCAAGGGCACCGCACCATCGTCACCGCCTCCTTGGCTCCTGCGCCTTGGTGCGAGCGATTTCGGCCTTCGCATGGCTGAGCAAGGGCTGAGCAAGAGTGCCGAAAGGCTGCGTTCGATCCTGCGCGGGCTTGGCCAGTCCGCCAAGCTGACTGACGCAGCCGCGCGCATGATGGATTTGCTCACAGCGTCGGTCGTAGTAGGCCTTGTAGGACGGCTCGCGCATATCGGCGACCAACGGTTGGGTCGGCTTTAGTCCCATTGGCATCATCGAACTCCTTTCGCTAGAGCATCCAAGCCGATGCTCATTATCGACATTGGTGGTGCTGGCGCTTTGGCTTGCACCGCAGCCTTGAACTTGACCGGCTTGCCCCGAGCGATCCGCTCCCAAGTCCGAAAGGCCTCCCGCTCCTCCTGCTCGGCTTGGCGCAAGCGGGCCTTCGCGGCTTCCCAGGCGTCGAGGGCTTGGTCTTCGGTCATGCTGGCCATCCTGCTTTCGCTCTCACTTCGCGAATGCCATCCCTCTGCCAGCGGCAGTAGGCTCGGATTTCAGCCTCGGGGTGCTGCCGGGCAGCGCAGACCAAATAGGTGAGGATCGCGTAGCTCTGGTCTTCCATCGCCTCGGGGTCGAAGTCGTGTTCAAGGATGTGGGCTTGCCACCGAGCGATCTCGCGCTCGCAGGCGCAGTTCGGCGGACAGTACGGATCAAGCGGGATAAGTTTCGCTTTCCTCCGTCGTCCCATCTATTTCTCGCCCTCTTTTTTCCGTAGCTTCTCAATTGAAGCCTGCACTTCATGCGGATTGCCGACTATCGGAGCCTGGAAATAATCTGGATTGACGCCTGGATCGTCCGCAAGGTAGCTCGGGCCGTTCATCGCGACGTTGGCGACAGCGTCAGCCCAAGGTCCGCTAGCCGCAGGGTAAGGCGAGCTAGGGCTAGCAGCGCCAACAACCACAGACTTGTTCTCGGAGGCGAAGCGTCCGCCGATCTCGTTGGCTTCAGCTTGCGCAAAGGCGTGAAAGGTTGTCGGCGCAGGAAGGTCGTTCGAGGGAATAAGCCGCAAGTCCTCGCCCAACGGAATACTCCACGGACTGCGCTCGGATTTAACGACCTCGCGTTTTTCTTTCTTCGAAGCTTGGTTATTGAAGACGTGAGTTGGGTTGGTCATATCCATTTTCCTTGCTTCATAACGAAACCTAGCTTAGAAGGTTTAGACATGAGCGACGCGACAGTCAGAGTTGATAAATTGGACGCTGCACGCAGGCAGCTTCAAACTGCAATAACGCTGTGGTTTGATGACGGTGACCCTGTCTCTGTCCACACGCTCGCTTTTGCTGCCTATGAGATTATTCACATAATCAGTAAAAAGCGTGATCCTCATCGCCGCGACCTTCTACTTGACACCCTCGTAATCAAGGACGAGTACCAAGGGTACTGGAACAAACAGCTCAGGGAGGATGCGAATTTTTTTAAGCATGCGGATAGAGACCCGGACAAGGTAATCGAGTTCAACCCATTCATTTCACAAATGTTCATCCTTTACTCGATTGTAGGTCGCGAACTTTGCGGAGAACGCCCGAGCGATGAAGAATCAGCCTTTTTGTGGTGGTTTCAAATCGCCAATCCTGACCTCTTGACGGAGAGCGGGAAAAAACTCGTCGCGGATACTCTGCCAGTTGAAGACGTCGATTACATTCGGACTGCCGCTAAACGCGAGTTTTTCGATGCATTTATGAAGGCACGGCGAGACTGGAGAAGACACACACTTCGCGTCCCGAGTACCCAATAACTCGGCTGTTGTCGTTGTCATGCCGCCCCCCTTTCCTCTTGTTGCTCTTGGCGCACCTTGAGCCACGAAGCCCAGCGACAATCGTCGCAACAGAACCGGGCGTATCGCCGCTTGGGCTGGAATGGCTTCCTGCATTCGCAGCAAAGCCGTGGTTTCAGAATCTTGGGCCGGGGCAATTTCGCCTCTCTGTCGTAAAACGACAGTATAGCACGCCGGGGTTGAAAAGTCAAGAGGCCGGGAAGGGAATCACTAGTTATTTCAGCTATTTACGCGTAGAAAGTTGACGAATCGATCAACTTTTTATTGGTCGGGAAGGCCGGTTTCTTGCGGGCGCGCCCACAGGCTAAAAATAAAGGAGCCCAAAACTGGGCTCCCTTACACTTATGACGGCGCGGAACCATCCCGGCCTAAAGTGATCGTTTAGGGCGTCGTAAGCTCGGCCCAATGTGTGGGGATCAACTCGTCGCCATTGTCCAAGTGATCCGGCACGACTTTCCAGCGCTCTATTGCTTTATGCCAACGCCCAACCACAGGCCCTGGCTTGTCGTCAGGTATAATCTTGAAGCGCGCGAATAGTAGCTTGGGCTTTTCGTCTTTCGGAGCACTATTGATGGGTCTCCACTCGATCATATTTGATCTCCTTTTCTGTAGTATGACAAAAGGGTCGTAAACAGTTTTACAACACTTAAGCCAAACTATTGATTATACTATTCCCATGTAAAATCATTTACAGAGGAACCAGCGGTCTATGCCCTCAACATCTCCCCAAGATCGATCTTGAAAGCTTCCACGAACCGCTCTTGGGCCTCAATCGAAGCTTTGCTCCAAGCGGACACAAGTGACTTGTAGGTCGGGTCCTCCTCCTTGGGCTTCCGCAGTTCAGCTATCGTCGTGTGGGATACGCCCGCCATCCTGGCTAGTTGGCGAGAAGGCATGTTCGGATACTGCTTAAGAAGGTCCTGAACCCGCTTCTTTTTCTGTTCGGGTGTCTCATGCCGTCGAGCACCGCCCTTTGCACGGATTATCTTCTCTAGCTCCGCAAGGGTGCCAGTGTATTCCACAAAGTTCGCCGCGACGAACACATGTCCGGCCTTCTTGCCGCATTCGTGACGGTTTCGCCCGTCAACGATTTCCCAAGTCCGGCCATCCTCACGGAACAGGATTATTGGCTCGTCGGCGAAAAAGCCGTTCTTGCGGATGCTTTCGACAATAGCTGCCTGTTCGTGCTCATTTGCCATATCGAATTCGTTCGCAAGACGGTGATAGGGTAGATTGTTCCAATCAACCGTACCAATGATTGGGACCAGTTTTCGACCCTCGCCACCACTAACCCGACTGCGGATGTCATCAACCATTTCCTTGCTCCTTTCTTTGACTGCTACCATTGCTACGCTCCTCTTGGTTAAGAACGCTCGCGAGCCAAGCCTTTGAGACTTTGAGCAATCTCCCGAACCTCATGGTCGGTATCTCGCCTCGCTTTGCGGCCTCATAAGCCCCGTGGCGGGTAAGCCCCAGGGCTCGGCCCGCCTGCGGCACGGTGACGGTGCCGCAAGCGTCCTGGTCATTCATCCTTCACCTCTCGAAGATTGGTCACGATGTCGCAGACCAGTTCCGCTTGGTCAAAGTAGTAGTCTGCTGTGGTGACCTTGCCTTCATTGCTCAGTTCGAACAGATGTTTAGAAAGTGCAACTAAATCCTCGCGCTTGCTCCTTACGGCTTCTACGAATTGTTTCGGTGTCATTTCGGACCTCCATCTCCGGCGCTCGTTGCGCCGTCACCCCACATATAATGTGTGCCGCGCGTCGTGTCAATTAGTGTTCCCAGATATGTGCCCTTGCATAGTACTGCGGTTGCATCTATTTATGTGACGTTCTGTTGTGGAGGACGCCAATGGCCCGCAAGCCGCACGAAACCGTTATGGTTCGAATACGAATGCCAGAAGCGCTACGGTTGAAATTGGTTGCCGAAGGTGAGGCCAACAACCGTTCGTTCAATGCCGAAGCGCTCTTCCGTCTGACTGCAACCTTGACCGATGAATGGAAAGAGTTCGTCAAGCAAGTCGAACTTCGCGAACAGGCTGAGCAGGAAATGCTCGAACGATTGCGCCAAGACCCAGAATTTCAAGCCAAGACGAAGCACATCATTGAGCGGTTGAAGCAGAAGGAGCGCAAGCGATGAAAAAAGCTCACTATGGCTCGGGCTCCATCCAACCCCGAGGCCCGAACTCTTGGCGCATCCGCTACCGGATCAACGGCGAGCGCTTCGAGAAGACAATCCAGGGCACGAAGTCCGACGCCACCAAGGCCCTACGGGAGGCCCTCAAGGCTGGCGACGACGGCAAGCATGTTGCGCCGAACAAGGGCACATTCGGGGAGTGGACCAAACAATGGCTGGCGCTGAAAGCACGCAGCATCGCAGGCCAGACGCTCGACCGTTACGAAGATGCGCTCAATACGCACGCCGTCCCAGTACTAGGACCGAAGCAGATACAGAAGATTACGGCTTCGGACATCGATGCTTTGTATAGCAAGCTGACGCTTGCACTCGCGCCCGGCACGATGACACAGCTAAACTTCGTCCTAAAAAGCTGCTTCAAGTCTGCCATCAAGAAGAAGATCCTTGCCTACAACCCCGTGGAGGATGCGGAGAAGCCCGCCCGAGCCGATGAGGAAGTTGGCGTAGTCCTCGATGAAGACCAGCTTGCATCATTGGTCGCTGGCTTCAAAGGTAGCAGTGTTTATCCCATTGTTGCCGTTGCTGCTTACACCGGCATGCGCAAGGGCGAGGTGCTGGCGCTGCGGTGGGTTGATGTTGATCTTGTTGCCAAGGCAATCTCAATCACCCGCAACGTTCAGGAAACCAAAGTAAGAGAAGGCGACACGGTTAAGATGCTGCGAAGCATCAAGAAGCCAAAGACCAAGCGGGGCCTTCGCACGATCCAGATTGATGACGGGCTTTGCGATCTACTCCGTCAGGAGCATGACAGGCACCTGCGGCTTGTCGCTGGCGTGCCGCAAGGTACTGCGGTTGATCTATCGCTTGTGCGGTTCCGGTTGCCAAAAGAGGCTTTGTGCTTCCCTGCCATCGGCGCAAGCCTGACATCACTGCGAAGCCCGCACAGCGTCTATGACATGTTCGTCAAGCGAGCGAAGAAGCTTGGATTTGACATGCGCTTCCACGATCTGCGCGGAACGCACTCAACGATCTTGCTGGATAAGGGCGTTGGAGTTCATGTCGTTGCCAAGCGCATTGGTGATGACCCGGCAACCTTACTCAGGGTTTACGCCAAGCGGACCAAGAAAGCCGATGCGAACGCCGCGAACGTTATCGGAACACTTACGCAGGGCGTCCTGTGATCGTTGGGGCCAATTTGGGGCCAACGGGGCCAACGTTCGCACGATGTTCCGCAAGAAGTGCCCATTTTATCAGCGTTTCTTTCCAGCCGCTAACAGTTTCACCGCAAGTGGAAGCTCGACGCTCGCGCCTTGTGCAAGCTCTATCCCGATACAGTTGCGCCCGAGGTAAAAACCAAAGCTGAAAAGGATCCCTTTACTGAGATCAATTGCCGCGTGATCGTGCTGCCGGTGGACGAATATGACTGTTACGGCAATGACGGAGACGCAGCTTTCCGTAATCGTGGCTTGAACACATTCGTCCAGATCGTGATTGACGAGGATCACCAGACCATCCTTGAGGAAACGCCTCGGCCTGATCTGGGCTACGTCATCCCGCGCTGGATCACCATCGGCGGCTTCTCCCAATATGCATATTCGCCGACCGCCATCGTGGCGCTGCCGGATGCCCGCATGCTCCAGCAGATGACCCTTACACTGATCGAGATCGGACAGAAGATCGTCGATCCGCCCATGATCGCCGTCGGCGACGCCATCCAGGGCGGCACCAACCTCTATGCCGGCGCTATCAACTGGGTGGATCCCGACTACGACGAGCGCACCGGCGAAGTGCTTCGGCCGATCACCCTCAACGGCGAAGGGTTGCAATGGGGCACTGAGTACGAAGACAAGATCGAACGCGTCATCAACGAAGCCTTCTTCCTCAACGTGCTGAACCTGCCGGAATTCGACGGCAAGGCGATGACCGCCTATGAGGTGTCCGAACGAATGAAGGAATATATCCGCCGCGCCACGCCTTTGTTCGAGCCGATGGACCTTGAATACAACGGCCGGCTGTGCCAGGCGACGTTCGATATGCTTGACCGCGTCGGCGCGTTCGGCTCCCACCTTGACCGCCCGCCACAACTGCGTGGCCAGAAAATCGAGTTCAAGTTCGCCAATCCGTTGGTGCAGGCCGAGGCGGAGACGAAGGTCGTGAGCTTCACCAAAATGGCGCAGGTGCTGGGGGCCGTAATGCAATTCGACCCCTCCGTGCGCGCCGACGTCAATTTCGACAAGGCTTTCCGTGGCGTCTACGAAGGCACGGGCGCCCCAGCCGAATGGCTGGAGGACTATGACAAAGCCGATGCCGTCAAGGCGCAGGCCCGCGCTCAACAAGCGGCTGCCCAGCAAGCGGCCGACCTCGGCCATGTCAGCGAGCACGCCGGCAAGGCCGCCACCGCAGTGAAGAATGTCGGCGAGATGGCCTCGTCGCTGCAGAACGCGGGCTTGGTGTGAGGCGGCGATGACACCCTCGCGCC